GTATTTAGATAACGTCTTAGATCATCTGTGCTCGTTAACCGAAGCAGTGGCCTTTATCACGGTTCACATGGGACCGGCGGGGAAGGTATTGCAAGATGGTCGTAACGCACACTTGATCCAAGAGCCTATGGAATGGTGGCTCCCGAAGCTCGCGCAGCGGTGGGATATTCAGACGGTGCAGAAAACCAACGCTTTCGCGTTTCATATCATCGGCTACGCCAAACCCAGGATAGAAGCCGCCAACGGCTCTAAACTGGTTTAACCATGGAGACCATTCGACTCTTTATCGGGTATGACCCGAGGGAAGCGGCTGCCTACCATGTTTTTTGCCAGTCGGTGATTGAGCGCGCCTCGAGGCCGGTGGCGTTTTACCCACTACATAAAGGGATGCTGAATAACTTTGACGGTCAGCGAGACGGGACCAATGCGTTCATATTCTCTCGGTATCTGGTGCCTTTCCTGTGTTCTTACAAAGGCCAGGCGATCTTTATGGATGGGGACATGGTTTGCTTAGATGACATTGCGAAATTGTGGGATTTACGCAACGAGCAGTATTTCAACAAGGCAGTAAGCGTGGTCAAGCATGACTACAAGACAAAGTTCAATCGAAAATATATAGGCACACCGATTGAAAATGACAATGTGGACTACCCACGCAAGAATTGGTCTAGCGTAATGCTCTGGAATTGTGGACACTATGCCAACCAGCTCCTGACGCCTGAATACGTCAGTGAAGCATCAGGGCAGTTGCTACATCGGTTCGATTGGTTGAAAGACGAACAGATAGGCGACTTGCCTTCCGAATGGAACCGCCTCGCTTGCGAACAAGCCTCGGCGGACGCAAAACTTATCCACTACACGTTAGGTATTCCTGGCATACCGCACTATGCGGAATGCGACGGTTCAGAGTATTGGCACGATGCTAAACGTCGGGCAATGCACATCATAGGTGGCTAATGGCTGTTATCTCTAGTTACGCGACATTACAGACAGCGATTACGGATTATCTGGCACGTAGTGATCTGTCCACCTTTACGCCGAACTTCATCCAGAATTGGGAAGAACGGTTTTATAGGGACGCGCAGAATTGGGCGTCATGGATGGAAGCTGCGCTGAGTGTTTCTATTTCCTCAAATGTCGCAGCAGTGCCAGCGGACTATCTCGGGTTGAAAGTCGCCTATATAGGAACAGTCACGGCGCCGTTAAAGCGCGTTACGCTGTCACAGCTTTATGCTCGATATCCTCGCGGTGGCGGTAGTAGCGGAACGGCTGAGTTTATCGCCCGTGATGGCGCTAATTTCCGTTTTGGGCCGGAAGGAGTAAGCGGGACACTTGCAGGCACTTACTACGCAAAACCGGCAGTTTTGAGAACAGCGACAACGAACTGGCTGACGACGAATGCCCCTGACCTATTGTTGTATGGGGCGTTACTTGAAGCCGAACCGTTCCTCAAGAACGATGTACGCATAGGTATCTGGCAAGGGTTCTATCAACAGGCATTAGAGGCTTATCGGTCTAGGTTCAAGGAAGAAGAATACTTAGCTCCATTCATGGTGGCAGTGTGAGAACGTCAGACGGTACGGTTGTTTTCAAAGAATGGCTGCCTGACTTGCCGGATATTAATAATCCCGGCTTGACAGAAGCTAAGAACGTTATCCCTTTGAATGGCGTGTATAAGCCATATTTGGCAGTTCTGGGTAATGGCGATACGCTCGGCTCAAGACCCTATGGCGCTATAGCTGCATTAAATGCCTCAAGTTCTGCATACTTTTATGCTGCTACACAAACCTTGATTCGTGAACGATCCGGCACAGGCTGGACTACGCGCAGCGCATCGACCCTTAATACAGCAGCAGATGGGTATGTATCGTTTACCCAGTTTGATGATGTTGTTGTAGCTACGAATTATACGGATACGCCTCTGTGTCTCACGGTTGGTTCTGCTGCTAACTTTGCAACCCTTGCGACGGCAGGTAGCGCCCCGAAGGCAAGGTGTTCTGGTGTTGTGGGTCGATTTTTGGTTCTAGGCGATACAGACCTTATTGGTCCTACGCCAAATGGCATCCAATGGTCAGCGATTGATGATCCTAGGAATTGGCCTACACCGAATAGTGCTACCGCTCTAGCAGTTCAGTCAGGCGAGCAGTTCTTTGGTGCTCAGTGGGGTCCGGTAACGTATATCTCTAACGGCGAGCAATATGGGATTGTATTTCAGCGGCAGGCTGTTTCCCGTATGTCTTATGTCGGTGGTGACACGGTATTTCAGTTTGACGTTATAGAACGCAGTCGTGGTGCGTTATTTCCAAATGCTTGTGTACAGATCGGGCGTACAGTTTACTTTGCATCTGGCGATGGATTTTATGTTACGGATGGCATAGACGTTAAACCTATCGGGACTAACAAAGTAGACAACTACTTTGCTGACACTATCGACACGTCATACAAAAACCGTATGCGTGGTGCGGTGGATTACGCTAATAAATGTATTTACTGGACATACCCAGGAACAGGAAACACTGGTGGGCGGCCAAACAGAATCCTTATTTACAATTATGAGGAAGGTCGTTGGTCACGCGCAGAGGATGAGACTGAGTGCATCGTCAGCGGGTTGACACTCGCTATCACGTTAGATGACTTGGATGCTTACTTTAACTCAATAGACATTGCTACACCTTCCTTTGACTCTGAAAACTGGGCCGGTGGAAACAATGCGATGTTAGCATTTGATTCATCTAATAAGGTCGGCGCGTTCTCCGCTACCTCGGGAAGTGCCACGATTGACGGTCCTGAAGTAGAGTTAAACCCCGGTGGCTATACCTTTGTACAGGGTGTGAAGCCATTGGTTACAGGGACTTCTCCTGTATTTACTGCGGCTCTTGGGGCGAGGGATTCGCTAGGAGATTCTGTTTCCTACGGTTCAGCGACTACCGCTACGGCAAGAACTGGATTTAGTGACTTCAGAAGTACCGCCAGGTATCACCGCTCAAGGCTGGTTATTACCGGATCATTTAAGGAAGCGGTTGGTGTTGAGTATCAAGCGACTCCTGCAGGTGCTACGTAATGGCTATAGTTCGTATCGCAGAGCATGACCAGAATGAAGTCCGGCACACGGAAAACATTGCGCGTGCTGTAAATGGGTTGATTGCAGGGAAAGCGGACGTAACAGAGACATTTACACTGACTGCAAACTCAGCAACGACTACGGTAACTGATACCAAGTTTGAGTCGAATATGGTTGTTATATGGGCACCAACGACAGCTAATGCTGCTTCCGCGATGACCAATCTTTACATTTCTTCTCGGTCTAGGAATTCGTTTACGTTGACTCACGCGAATAATGCGCAGACAGACAGAACCTTTCTATATATCAGGATGGGATAATGGACCTATTCACCGTACACCCTGATTCAGTCAACGATATGTGGCCGCTCATACAGCCGCATCTGTTGCAGTTTGAACAATCCATAGGGACTGCGAGCGCAGAGGAAATACGGTTACAGGCAATAGACGGGCAAGCTCAGATATGGGGCGTGGCTACTCCAGATGGTGTGCGTGGAGTGTGTATCACTCGGATACACGAAACTCCGCGTAACAAATTCTGTTCGATATGGGCTGCGATTGGAAATGAGGTATTTCAAGACATTCTTAAGGTCTATGCGGAAATAGAGAAGTGGGCTTTAGATAACGGTTGCACTGCGATGGAGATTAGCGGGCGTCGTGGATGGATGCGAGTGCTGCCTGGGTACAAGGAAGCAGCAGTAGTGATGCATAAGGACTTAATCGGAGTGAGACACTAATGGCACAAGACTACGGGAAGATTGCCCTCACGGGTCTGCTAGGTGGGCCAAACAGTCCTACCTATGGATTCCCAAGCAGCTCAGGTGCTTACTTTGGCGGCCTTTTGGGATTCGATCAGGGCAATAGTCACATGTTTGCTGGTGCTCCTTTTGATCCTACTGGCGGAAGGCATACTACGCAGGCACTTAACCTGTTAGGAGATTGGACAGGAAGCATGACAACTCCGACTGCTCCGCCGTTTCATGGACTTCCGCCATTGGCGCCAGAAGGTGGGTTAGCTTCACCTGATCCAGTCGGCAATGTTGTTTATGGTGACGGTCCTAATGGTGGTGGTGCGCTCGCTGGTTCTGTTGCTAGTGCAGGAACCGGACAACTTCCGGGACTGACGCCTAATGATATTTGGCAATTGACAGGCACAGCAGAAGGAATGAACCCAACTGGGACATTTGGTAGTGGTCCAGATCAAATCAGTACTGGTGGACTTTTGGACCAGTTTGTAGGTCGTCCTAATGATCCGTATATTGATCCCGGTATGTCTGTTCAAACGTATCAAGACCCTTTTGGAACTGAACTAGCTAATGGCGGTCCGACAACCGCTACTGGTTGGTTAAGTGGATTGTTAGGGATAGGACAGCCAGAAGGATTTTCTGCACCCACTGATTTAAATGCTTTTCGGTGGCCGACTGGGACGTATGGAGATGGGAGTACACCAGATTTAGGGCCGATAGGTATTGATTATGCCCCCGAGGTAGCTGCTATGGCTTCTCCGTTTGATCCTATTAATACAGGAAATTGGGGGCCTGGTGATTTTGCATCATTTAATACGTACACACCTAGTTTTATGGAATCTGTAGGTAGTGCTCTAACTCCGACCATTGGAGACTTAAGCGGGTTATACACGGCGCCTAATGTCAACAATTCTTCAATAGGTTCTGTAGATATGAACTCTTTTGGCGGTGGCGGTGGATTTTGGATGTATGGTCCAGGTGGCTTTCAATACATTGACGAATCAGGCGGAACGCGAGGTGGAAAATGAGCGGTTCTAGTTCAAGTGGCGTCACTCGCGTAGAGCCGCCAAGTTATCAACTTCCATATCTGCAAAGTGGTTTGGGGGCGGCGCAGGGCTTGTATGACAGAGGCCCTATTCAGCCATATACCGGGAACACGGTTGCGGCTTTTGCTCCACAGCAAGAGCAAGCGTTCAACATGATAGAGAATCGCGCTACGAACGGAGATCCGACATTGCAGGCCGCTAATAGCTATGTGCAGAATTCACTTAACGGCGGATTTATGGGTAGCAATCCTTACCTAGACCAAACCTTTAACCGCGCCGCCCTACAGACTCAGGGACAGCTTGCGAGTGAGTTTGCTCGAGGCGGAAGGAACATTCAGGCGTCGCAGGGCTTGCGATCTCAGCAGTTGAACGACCTTGCCGGTCAGATATACGGTGGGCAGTACAACAACGACCGCCAGTTACAGCAAGGTGCATTGGCTTATGCACAACCGCTTGGCAACCAGGCGTACACGGACGCTGCTCAGTTGGGTGGTGTTGGTGGTCAGGTGCAGGGCTTGGCGAATCAGATCGGTCAGCAACGAGCAAATATCTACAACCAGCAGCAAGCGGCTCCGGGTCAGGCACTAGATCAATATCTAGCTCGCGTGCGTGGTCAGGACTACGGTTCTACACAATCAACCACTCAGAAAAATCCTGGCAACTTGCTAGGGACGCTCTTGGGTGGTGGTTTGGGACTACTTGGATTATTGGGGTAACGATATGCCTATGAATCCACTTTCAGACTTGCTCGCTCAACTGATACAGAAGAAGCAGCAAGAGGCTATGGCGCAGGCTGCACAGCAGCAAGC